TGTTCAATCCAAGAACCAGCAATTGGCAGAGTGAAAGTCGTAGCAAAAGTTGCAGGACTTAGATCAGCAGCAAAGATAAGAGCATCGACAGGAGTAACATCTGCCCAAGTCATTCTGGAGTACCAAGTAGGTATGGAAATAACAGAAGAAAAGGCTGTTTCATCTTCGTCAGTTCCAGCGAAACCGGGGAGGATGGTAACCTTGTTTTCTACACTACCAGCTAAAACGACGGGAGTAACAACTCCGTCATAATTAGTGGCGTATGGAGCAGGATGATTGTCAACTCTAGTAGGAATAGTTGTGAGAATAGGTTTAGAATAACCAAAAGAGCTCGCAACACGAGCAGCCACACCAAGAACCCAAGATGCAGGAGCAGCGATAGTAGAAAGTAAAGGAACTTGCACCAAAGCTGAAGCTACAGAAGCTCCAAAACCAAGAATCGAACTGATAGGTCCAGAGACTTGTTCTTCTTCAGTGACATTTTTCTTAGGCTTTCTGGATTTACCAATCTTGGCCATTTGAGCATTGAAGCAAGGAGTGACTAATTCAACATCCTTAAAACTAGCCCAAATAGAATAATCGATAGATGCAGATCCAGCGGCTCCAACAAATAAGGGAGACAGCACCATGAGTTTAAACATGCCAATTGGATTAGCATTGTTTGAAAGATCATAGTGTGTATTCGTGGAAACAAAAGGAACTTCAAGAGACATTTCTGTATGAGTTCCACAGTCATAAATGACATTGGGTAATTGAGTGACAGTACGCATCTTTTCAAATCTGAGATCTGGATACATACCAGCAACTTGACCCATTGGGAGAAAAGCTAAAATCAACTTTCCACAATGTTGTGGAGATGGATTGACTTGAACCTTTAGGGTCAGAGTTCCGCGGAATCCTAAGAAACCACGGATTTTACTCTTATAAACATCATTAAGAAATGCTGCCTCAGGATAGTTTCCTGTATAAAGAACAGCATTAGTAGCGTCGGTTATAGACCAGACACCAGATGACATTTTAATAGGTTTTGCAAAGAAAGCATCTAAGTTCTCAACAACATCCACAGCGGACATTTTGAGATTTGAGTCTAGTGCATGAGTATTCATTGCAGTATAAGCAGATATTAAATCTGTTTGTTGCTCGAGAGTCGAGCCAATTGTAGGTTCACCTAGTAAATTCTTCTCGGTAAACGCAGCTTGATTTGAAGTTGAACTGTCTTCACCAGTTTTGTTATTATTAGAAGCAGGTTTATATTTCACGACGTCCCAAACCCATGGGATAGACGCTATTCGATTGGGAGATATTGGTGATTACCCAGCCCATCTCCGATGTAAATACACCAGGCTTTATAACTTGTACGGCACTACTTTCATCCTTTTAAATCGAAATATTTGTAGATTTTAAGCAAGATCCAGTACAAGAGTTCCTTTACCATTTATTGCCATAACCACATGTCTCAAAGAACAAAGATTCCCACCCAATAAAATTAGGTTGAAATTGCAATAATTCACGAGATTTGGATAATAGCATTGAGGATTCGTCCTCGTAAGTGACCTTTCCATGGAGTGACAATTCATGAAGTGCGATATCAACATTCGTTATAGCGATGTTGTAATAATCAGCACCCTTCTTTGACCAATTAACCATTTCATGGATACTATCAAGGGCGAGAGGAGCTACATAGCGGCCTATTTCAGGACTAAAGAGGAAGCCACGTTTCAAAAACGTAACGTCATCTAGGGTCCTATAAGGCACAATCTCTCCCGATTTGGACTCATCAGTATAGA